ATTCGTTTTTTCTATTGTCACGACGGTGCTGCATTCCGTAGGTGATCTTGAAGTTGCGTTGATGGAAACCCTCAAACATGTCTTCAATCTCATCTTTGACATTATAGGTCACCATCCAGTTCCATGGACAGATCTTACAATTCTCTGCAAACTTATTATGATCAAATCCTTTATGCAATTCTGCTTGGGAACCATACAGGTATGAGTTAATCATGTATGGTGGATCTAGAAACACAAAGACATCATCACCATCCATATCATTCATGACATCAGAGTAGTCATCGTTGGTGATCTGCCAATGCTGAATCAGTTCAGAGTATTCTTTCAGTGCTTTGGCACCACGTAC